GATAGAATGGCTCGACGCATGTGTACCAGGTACACGCCCAAACCCGCGGCCCGTGGTGCGTTGCGCGTCGCTGTGGATATGTGGATAAGGCCCGCGGCCCGCTGTGGATAACCCGCGGCCCGTGGGGCGTGGGGCCCCTCAGCAATCGAGGCAAAAGGGCCCAGCCGGCGCCGGCCGGCCGGCGCGGCCCGCGCGACGCGGCATCTCCCCCCCACGCAAGTGTAAAGTGCAGGTTATTCGCAAATAACACAGAGTAAAAATCCTACCGTGTTCCACGTGGAACATTCCGTTTCATGTAAAAATTTTAAAAAGTGTCTTGGGACCCCTACCATATGAAACTTTTTGCATATGGAAAAACCTATCGAAAGTGGTTTTTCGATTAAAAAAACCGATAGGTTCCTTGTCCGCTATGCTTTGATATACTGTGGAAAATTTTTTGAGGTATGCGAAACGTATGGAATTCTTAGAAAACAACGAAATGCAGGAGAAAGTTCTGAAGTTAGAGCTTCGTTTAGCACAAATAGAACGTGTGGAGGCTGCGCAACAGAATTTTATATCGTTTGTTAAGCATGTCTGGCCAGAGTTTATACCGGGCGAGCACCATCGAATCATCGCAGAAAAGCTAGAGCGCGTTGCGCGGGGCGAGCTCAAGCGTCTGATAGTCAACATGCCTCCTCGTCACACCAAGTCTGAGTTTGCCAGTTATCTGTTTCCTGCTTGGATGATCGGTCAGCGGCCCGCGATGAAAATAATTCAGGCCACGCACACCACGGAGCTTGCGGTGGGCTTTGGTCGAAAGGTTAAGAACCTGATGGAGCGTGAGGATTACAACGATATTTTTCCTGATGCGAAGTTAGCGGTGGATTCCAAGGCTTCTGGTCGGTGGGACACGAGCCGTGGAGGGATGTACTATGCCGTGGGTGTTGGTTCGAATCTCGCGGGCCGCGGTGCGGACTTATGTATCCATCCGGACACGGTTGTCCGCGTGCCGCAAGGCGAAAAGCGTGCTCTGGACGTAAAGATTGGGGATCAACTTCTTGGTCTTGGCGGGTTCAATACCGTTAAACACGTCATCCAAAGCACGCACACCGCTACGGTTACTTTGAACAGCGAGTTGCAGATGTCGGAGCATCATCCTGTTTTGACAGAGAATGGTTGGAAATCGGCGTGTGATTTAGTGGTTGGGGATGTTGTGTATAAGGAAATAAGTGTTAAAATAGATGATTCTTATACAAACAAGCGGGGGATTATCTATGACTCAGTCTTACAGTCGAGAGTACAACATTTGGGCGATGATGCGTCAGCGGTGCAACAACCCAAATGCAGCCAATTACAACAATTACGGAGCGCGTGGGATAACTGTTTGCGACCGTTGGAACAAATTCAACAATTTTTACAAAGACATGGGGCCAAGTCCTTCGGAAAAACATACTTTGGATCGGTTAGACAACGATGGTCCCTACTCTCCAGAAAACTGCGTCTGGTCGGATGTCGAGAGACAACAAAACAATCGACGCAACACGTTTCGGATTACAGCCTATGGCGAGACACTTTCGCTGGCTCAGTGGTCGCGGCGCACGGGGCTTACTCGGGATCAGATTCGGCATCGGATCCGGTCGATGGGGATGTCACCCGAAGAAGCTTTGGAGGCTCCGCGGATGTCGCACAGTCAACGCCCGGTGGAGCAACTGGATTTTTCCGGAAATGTGTTAGCGCGTTTCGAGTCTTTGGCCGAAACAGAAAAGACGGGTGGTTTCAACAGGCAAGGCGTACAGCATGCTTTGGCGGGTCGTGCGAAAACCTCGGGTGGGTTCCGGTGGAGGTACGCGAGTTAAAGCGCACGGAACACGAACCACGGACCTTTGTTAATTTTCATGTGACTGGGACAAATACATTTATAGCTGATTCATATTTAACTCATAACTGTATTATTGACGATCCGCACTCAGAACAGGATGCGATGGTTAGTACGGCTTTTGACAAGGCGTATGATTGGTACACGGGTGGACCTCGGCAGCGTTTGCAGCCGGGTGGGGCTATTATTTTGGTAATGACTCGTTGGTCGGAGAAGGATTTGACGGGTCAGTTGATGCGCGCACAGGCCCGTGATCCTTTGGCGGATCAGTGGGAGGTTGTTGAGTTTCCGATGGAGTTGCCTTCTGGAGATCCTGTTTGGCCGGAGTATTGGTCTAAAGAGGATTTAATTTCTGTTAAGGCGAGTATTCCTGCGAGCAAGTGGAATGCGCAGTACCAGCAGAATCCGACGGGTGATGAGAACAGTATTTTGAAGCGGGAGTGGTGGCGTGTTTGGGAGGGCAAGCATGTTCCGCAGTTGCAGTTTGTGATTCAGAGTTATGACACGGCTTTTTCGAAGCGTGAGACTGCGGATTTTAGTGCGATTACGACGTGGGGTGTTTTTTATCCAGACGAGGGTGGTCCGCCCAATTTAATTTTGTTGGATTCTCGGAAGGGTCGTTGGGATTTTCCTGAGTTGAAGGCGGTAGCGTATGACATGTATAAGTTTTGGGAGCCTGAGACGGTTATTATTGAGGCGAAGGCTTCTGGTATGCCGTTGACACATGAGCTTAGAAATATGGGGATACCTGTGGTAAACTTTACGCCTAGCCGTGGTAATGATAAATTGTCTAGGGTACACAGCGTTTCGCCGTTATTTGAGAGTGGTATGGTTTGGGCACCTGATGAGCCGTGGGCGGAAGAGCTGATAGAAGAGTGTGCTGCATTCCCGAATGGGGAATATGACGACTTAGTGGACAGTACGACTCAAGCGTTAATGCGTTATCGTCAGGGTAATTTTGTGGAGTTACCTTCTGACGATGTGGATGAGGAGCCCCTTACAATGGGTTCACTGGTGTATTACGGGTAGTCACTATGTCTAATTTTAACATTGATTTAACCAGTTTTGGGGCTCCAACCGAGCTGTATCTAACATTGTTGCAAGCGGGCTACACGCCCGTTAACGGTGTTTTAATTCCACCGGAGAACCGTCGGGGCGGGTTTTATGGTTCGGTTTCTTCTCAGGTATTGGAGGAATTACTGGAGCAGTACGGAATTCCTGTTGGCCAGCCTATTTCTCTTGCGCAGTATGGGCCGCAGTTGTTTGGTGGGCTTCCCGGTTCTACCACGGGCGGACAGACCGGGGTAGGTCAGCCCGACGTAAACGACCCGAACCCTGACCCGTCTGGTGGTCAGATAAACACGGTTTATTATGCCCCTCCTTTGTACACGATGGATGATATAGCGCGTTCTGGGGATCAGTTACCGAATCAGTACACGCAGTACAATCCGTATGGTCAGTTGCCTCCGGCTTTCAATCCGTATGCTAATTACACGCCGCCTCAAAACTTAGGGCCGGCACCGTATGTTCCGCCTTTTTCTGGTGGTCAGCAACCTCCGGTGCCCCCTTCTGGCGGGGGAACTACGCCCCCACCTTTACCGCCTTCTGACGGAGGCTATGTTGACCCGGGCGAAGACCCGTATCATCCGGACGATCCGGGGTATGGGGGTGGCACTGTTTTACCCCTTGTTTTGGAGCAGGAGCCTGCAACGCCTGCAACGCCGACACCTTCACTTCCACCCGTTCCGGTTGAGCCTCGTGTAACCACGTGCCCCGCCCCGTGGACCGCGGTCCGTTTATCTGACGGCACGGACATTGAGGCTGGCAATTTAATTGTTGGTATGGAGGTATGGACTCAGCATGAGGAGACGATGGGGTGGGGTTCGTATCCTGTTGAGCATGTAGAGATTGTTTCTGATTCTGACCGTTGTTTGGTTCGGTTTGATGATTCGGAGATTGTGTGTTCGTTGACGCACAAGTTTTATTGTAATGGTGAGTGGGTTGAGGCTCAGGATGTAGAGCCGGGCATGGTATTTTCTGGTCAGAAGGTTTTGGCGTTAGAGCCTTATCCTTCTGGGGATGTTGTGTTGATTACGGTGAGTGATGCTCACACGTATTTGACTGAGGGTGTTTTGTCGCACAACAAGTCTCCTCGTCCTACGCCTCCTTTGGAGCAGCAGCCGGCGCCTACGCCTCCTCCACCCCCGCCTCCTCCGCCTGTTGATCGTAGGCCCCCACCCCCGCCTCCGCCTCCGCCTTCTACGGGCGGCGGTACGCCGGGCGGTACTCAGATTCCCATGGGCGATGGTTCGTATCGTCCCGGTCCTGATGTTCCTGTTTTGACGGGTGGTAAGCCTTCGGGTGGTATTACGACTTTAGGTGGTGGCGGTGGAGAGGGCGGCGTCCGTCCTCCTTCGACCGCGGGCCGTCAGCCTATTCCCGTTGCTCCTCCTCCGGTTCCTCGTCCGATGCCCCCACCTATTCCGCCTTCTACGCCGCGGTTTACATATGATCCGTCGGAGAACCGTTTGATTCAGGGTGGTATGTCGGTGACCTTGGACCGCGACCCGTCTTTCCGTTTTGATCGAGAGCGCAACATGTTGCTTCGTGATGGCGTTCCGTTCCAGAGGGGTTCGTTAGAGGTATTGCCTTTTGCCGAGGGTGGTGCGGTTATGGAAGATGACGGCATTCCTCCTGAGATTAGGGACCGTCAGCGTGCGGTCACGCAGATGTTGGCTAACCGGGCGTCTATGTTGCAGGCTGCTCAGTCTCAGTCGATGCCTTCACAGCAGTTGCCCCAGCAGGCGATGGGATCTCCTATGGCCCCCCAAATGCCCGTGCCTGTTAATGCGCCCGTCGGGATGATGCCGCAGGGGCAACCTTTGATGCCACAGATGCAGGGTCCTCAGGGGCCTGTGTCTTTTGGCATACCTCAGCAGCAGGGCATGGGTCCTCAGCCTAGTCCGATGCAGGCGGGGATTATGGGAGCACCGCAGCTTAGGGGTGGTTTTTGATGTGGGATAAGGGGGTTGGTATATACACGAAGTATATACGTCGTGCCGAAGGCGGTCCCGTTAGCCTGCCTCAGGAATTTCCTCAGGATTATCAAACGGTTACGGAACAGCTCCCTTTTTTGATAGAGCAGGGCCAAGAAGCTGAGCGCTATGGTTCGATTAGTCCTCCCGTTAGTTCGCCTATGGCGTATGCTGCGGAGGGATTTCAAGGTATAGAACGTGCTTTGGAGGGTAATCCAGCGCAATTTGTTGTTCCGGGCGGCGGCGTTGCTCAGGTTTTTCAGCGGAAAGCGTATGGTGAGGACCCTTCTGCCATGGAGTATGGCATGGCGGCTTTAGACATGGCGGATATAACGCCTGTCGGTAAGATTGTGGGTACGGCGGCCATGTTTCTTGGCCCTGCCGCGGCAAGTGGTAGGAAATATATTTCACAGTTGTTAAAACGTGAACAAGAAGGGGCTAGTCCACAAGATATTTTTTCAGAACAAGCCTCTGATAATAAACGTGTTTTTCGTTACGACGTGGATGGTCGACCTCGTATTGAACTAGACACTTCAGAAGCGCAATTAAACAAAGACAGTGCTTTGTATAACGCTAACACTCCTCCCCGTCAGATTCGACGTTATCAGGCTGAGCCCGAAAGTACTGTAGGTAAGTACGACATAAAGGATTTTGGCAGAGTACTTAATGAAGGCGAGATGGAAGATTTAACCAGACGATATCCGTTTACTTATTCAAAAGACTTTTTTTCTGCTTATCAAAAGGGACCTTTAAGGTTTGGTGAAATTATAAAGTTTCCTTCACTTTTAGAAGAATACCCCGAAATTGCAGGTGTTCGTATTGCAAGCATGCCTCCGGGAATTAAAGCCCAAGGAATGTATGTTCCCTCTACACAAACTATTTATTTAGCACAAGGTACGGAGAAAAAAACGCTTTCTACCTTGTTGCATGAAGCGCAACATTGGATACAAGACTATGAAGGGTTTCCCATGGGAGCAAGCCCGGATGATATTCCAAAAGATTTGCAGCAACGTCTTATGGTTATGAGCCAAAAAATAAAGCAAACTCAAAAAAGTATAGAAAATTTTATTGCTCCTATTGTTCGTTCTTCGCTGGATGTTCGAAAAGGCAAGGTTACCGATGAGCTGGTTGAAGAAGAAACAAAAAAAGCGGCGGACGCATTTTCTTCCTTGTTTAAAGGGTATGAACAAAACAAAATACCAAACGAAACTTTTTCAGAATATGTTGTTCGTAGGGAATACGGGCGTCTTCCGGATTCTATAAAAGAGGCTCCAACGGCACTTAGGGGGACGTCTCAATTACTTTTTCAAAGCCTAGAGCCCTTTGTAAAACGATTTGACAAATTAGAAGAAGAAGCCGTTACTCTTCAGTATCAAGCTCGTCTTGCGGCGGAGCAGGCCCATAAGAAATACACTTCAGTGGCTGGAGAAGTTGAATCTCGCAACATGGAAAGACGGTTAGCGGACCCTAGTTTAAGAAGTCTTAGTCCTAACGAAACGCTAGACACTCCGATAGATGAAATATATTTTAAAGAAAGAATACCTCCTACATCTGAAATATTTGACGATTATGGCCAAATTAAAACGCCAATACAGGAAAAAGCCCTTGGCGGAGGCGTAGGTAGTTTATCTCATATAGCTAGGACGATGTAGCGTGATGTGTTAAATTGTCTTAGCGGAGGACAATAGTATGTCAGAAAGTCGATTTGGTGGGTTTGTTGATCGTGTCACAGCGGAAGACGAGGATTTATTGCGTCTAATGGATGATGTAGAGCGTGGTGCTCCGGGTTCTTTGTCGGTTGGAGACATTGAGATTGAGTTGGATGATGATGGTGGTGTTACGGTAGATTTTGATCCTTCTGGGGATGATGAAGAGGACGGGGATTTTTACCGGAACTTGGCAGAGGATGTTGATGACCGTGAGTTAGGTTCTTTGTCGTCTGATTTGATGTCGCAATATGATTCGAACAAGGCCAGTCGCAGTGATTGGGAGGATTCGTATTCTAAGGGCCTAGAGCTTTTAGGGTTTAATTACGAAGAGCGCACTATGCCGTTTCGGGGTGCTTCGGGTGTAACGCATCCGTTGTTGGCTGAGGCAGCGATTCAGTTTCAGGCGCAGGCGTTTAATGAGCTTTTGCCTTCTGACGGTCCGGTTAAGACGCAGGTTTTTGGTGACACGAGCAGTGGTCAGATCCAGCAGGCTAATCGTGTCAAAGAGTTCATGAATTATTACATTATGAACGTCATGAAGGAATACACGCCTGACTTTGACCAGATGCTCTTTTATTTGCCTTTGGCGGGCTCTACCTTCAAGAAGGTCTATTACGACGAGGTTTTGGAGCGGGCGGTGAGCAAGTTTGTGCCTGCGGAAAACTTAATCGTTCCGTATGAGACGAGCGATTTGGATAGTTGTCCGATCATTGCTCAGGTTCTGCGGATGCCGTTTAACGAGCTTCGCAAGAAGCAGGTTGCTGGGTTTTACCGTGACATTCCCGTGTTGCCATCACAAAGCAACAATGATTTAGGCGGTGCTCAAGAAGAATACGACAAGATTCAGGGTACGTCTTCCTCTCAGATAGATTATGACTGCACGTTGATTGAGTTTCACGTTGACTTAGACCTTGAAGGGTTTGAAGAGTTAGATGAGGACGGGGAGCCCACAGGAATTAAGGTGCCTTACATTGTGACGGTCAGCGAAGATTCGGGTGTGGTTTTGTCGATACGTCGTAACTTTGTGGAAGATGACGCAAAGCGCTCGAAGATCCAGTACTTTGTCCACTACAAGTTTTTGCCGGGCTTTGGCTTTTATGGTTTGGGTTTGATTCATGCCATAGGGGGCTTATCTCGGACTGCAACGGCTGCTTTACGGCAGTTAATTGATGCGGGCACTTTTAGCAACCTGCCTGCTGGTTTTAAAACTCGTGGCTTAAGAGTACGGAATGAGGACGAGCCTTTGCAACCCGGGGAGTTTCGCGATGTTGATGCTCCCGGCGGTGTTTTAAGGGACAGCTTAATGCCGCTGCCTTTTAAAGGACCGGATGCGACGTTGTATCAACTGTTGGGTTTTGTTGTAGACGCAGGGCGTCGTTTTGCAACGATAACCGACATGAAGGTTGGCGACGGAAACCAGCAGGCTGCGGTTGGAACGACTATAGCGATGTTAGAGCAGGGTTCTCGGGTAATGAGTGCTGTTCACAAGCGCTTGCATTACGCCATGCGGGAGGAGTTTAAACTTCTTGCGCGTATCATGTCGGAATACTTGCCTTCTGAATATCCCTATATGGTTGCAGGGGCTCAGCGAAGTGTTAAGCAAGAAGACTTTGACGACCGCATAGACGTTATTCCTGTTTCTGATCCCAACATTTTTTCTCAGTCGCAAAGGATTGCTCTTGCTCAAGCAGAGTTGCAGTTAGCGACTCAGGCGCCAGAGCTTCATGATATGCACGAGGCGTATCGGCGCATGTATCATGCGTTGGGGGTTAAAGACGTAGACAAGATCTTGAAGCCTAGAGCGGAAGAAGCTTTGATTCCTAAGGATCCGGCGCAAGAAAACATCGACGCGTTGGACAGTGCCATATTAAAAGCTTATGAGGGTCAGTCGCATGATGCCCACATTCAAGCGCACTTGACCTTTGCGACGTCGCCCATAGTTGCTCAGATGCCTATGGTTGGTGTAAATTTATTAAAGCACGTATTAGAGCACGTTAAGTTAAAGGCTCAAGAGCAGGCGGTTGTTCAGTTCTTGCAACAAACGGGCGGACAACCTGCTTCTGAAGAACAGATGCTTGAGTTAGAGGCACTTGAATCGCAAATTATTGCGCAGGGAATGGTCGAAATGAAGCAACTTTCTGCTCAGCTTTCGGGCATAGGCCAAAACCAAGGGCCAGATCCGCTGGTTCAGTTGAAAGAGCAGGAGCTTCAGCTAAAAGCACAGGAAGCGCAGCAAGATGCCCAGCAGGAACAGGCGGAATTGGCACTACAGCGCGAGAAAGCGCAGATAAAAGCGCAAGAGTTTCAGCAAAGATTGCAAAGTCAAGAACAGCAAAACCAGAGTCGCTTGCAAGCAAGCTTGCAGCGTGAGCTTTTAAAGCAAGATTTTCAGCGCCAACAAGCGGCGCTTAAAGGAGATTAGTATGAAAAAGGTAAAATGCATGGGTTCAACGCCTCCCGCGCCCCCAAAGCCTGTAGCTAAGGCCGTTATTGACGGACAAGGTAGCATTCCATACGCTACTTTAACCGAAGAAGCGACCCCTAACACCGCGGTAGGAAAGATCACCCGTGGCACCAAGCGTGGTATGGGCGCTGCTCTTCGCGGCGGCCGCTACACGAGTGCTTAACGATGCCTTTGACTAGGGGTTCTAGCGGAAAAGTCGTCAGTAGTAACGTTAGCAAGCTTGTGGACGAGGGGTTTCCCCAAAAACAAGCGGTTGCTATTGCGTTAGACAAGGCTGGGAAAAAGAAAAAGCCCAAAAAAATGGCGAAAGGCGGTGCTGTTGGCAAAAAAGCTCCTAAGGGAATGCATTATATGCCGGATGGTACGCTTATGAAGGATTCTGCGCATCGAAAGATGGCCAAAGGCGGTATGGTCAAGGGGTTTAGTCCGATAGTTCGAGTCAAGCAGCGATTCCAAGGGGTATATTAGTCATGTCTATTGGTATTACGGAGCTTATTGCCGGTATTTTTAAGCCCGCCGCGGAGCTTATTGATAACTTACACACGTCTACCGAAGAAAAACTAGAGCAAAAGAGGCTTCTTTTGGAGGTTCAAGGACGTGCCATGGACCGTGTTCATGAGTACAACACAGCTCTTTTGGAAGGACAGGCTCGAATAGTTAACAGTGAAGCAAAAAGCGAGCATTGGGTGACGGCTACGTGGCGTCCTATTGTGATGCTGGGGCTTTTTAGTTTGGTTATGTTGGACAGCTTCGGATGGCTTCCTAACCGGCTTAGTGAAGAAGCGTGGTTGTTGTTGCAGATAGGGTTAGGGGGATACGTTGTCGGTCGCTCAGTTGAAAAAGGCGTTAAAACTTACAGAGAGAAACCCCATGTCTAAGAACTATTTTAAGCCGGAAGAGTTGGCTTGCCAACATTGTGGTGAGTATGTTTTTGACGAAGATTTTTTGGCCGTTTTGAATACGATAAGAGCGGTATACAACCGTCCTATGGTGGTTTCTTCGGGCTATCGCTGCCCAAACCACCCTATTGAGCAGGCTAAAGACAATCCCGGGGCTCATGCCAAGGGAAAGGCGGTGGACATTAGGGTTGCCGGTGAAGATGCGATTGATTTGATTGTTGCCGCGGGCTTAAACGGTATTCGTCGCATAGGGGTTAAGCAAAAAGGGGACTGGTCTTCTCGTTTTATTCACTTAGATGGCGATGATGATCTACCAAATGCAATATGGAGCTATTAACCTTCTATTTTTTGTGATATAAAGAATACGAACATCTCAGACAAACTAGGATGCGTCTCTTGGAAGACATATATGTTGTACAATTTATTCAGCGTGCTATAAAAGAGCGTCGTACTCAGGTCTTGGATGTTCTGGAAAACAACACCGTGAAAAATATGGAGCATTACAGAGAGCTTATGGGCAATCTGGACTCTCTTAATTACATTTCACAGGAACTCTCGGGCCTGCTAGAGCAACAGGAGCTAAATCATGACTGACCCTGCTAAAGAGGATATTTTAAGTAATGCCCAAGAAGGGCTTAGCAAAATATCTGAGTTGTACAAAGAACCAAAAGCCAAAAAAGTTTTAAACCCCGAATCGGTGGAAGACTCTTTACTTGATCGAATGCCCGACCCTACCGGTTGGCGCATGTTAATCCTACCTTACCGTGGAAGAGAGAAAACAGAAGGAGGAATCCTTTTGTCTTCCAAAATGTTGGATGACACTCAAATTCAGACCGTAGTTGGTTACGTGGTAAAACAAGGCCCGCTTTGCTACAAGGACAAGGAAAAGTTTCCGGATGGCCCTTGGTGTGAAGAAAAACAGTGGATTATTTTCCCGCGGTATGCAGGATCTCGTTTTAAGATTGAAGGCGGTGAAGTACGCATTCTTAATGACGATGAAGTCCTAGCGACCATTAAAGACCCTGAAGATATTTTGAGCTTGTAAGGAGAGCACTATGGCTGAAGCAAAACAGAACGAAGAAAACGAAGTTCAGTATGATCTTGAGATAGGCGATGCTCAGGAGACTGAAGTAGAGATTGAAGACGGAAAAGGTTTTAAGGTTGATTCGGAAGAGTCCGCCGCACCCGAGTCTTCCGAAGATGATTCGGAGCACGAGAACTACAGTGCTTCTGTTCAAAAAAGAATTGATCGTTTAACCCGTAAGATGCGCGAAGCTGAGCGGCAAAGAGAAGAAGCTTTGCGTTATGCTCAGGGCGTTCAATCTGAAGCCGAGCAAGTTCGTCAACGGATGAAGCAGCTTGATCAGGGTTATTTAACGGAATATGGCGGGCGACTGACCCTAGAACAACAGCAGGCCGAAGCGGAATTAAAGCGGGCGGTTGAGATGGGGGATGCGGACGCTACGGTTTCTGCGTCGCGAAAGCTTACTAGCTTGGCTCTTTCTGCTCAGCAGTATGAAAATGCAAAGCAGCAGCAGTTGGCGCAGCAACAACAGGAGCAGGCCTACGCTCAGTATATGGCTCAAAACCCGGCCGCTGCGCAGCAACGGCAGCCTAAAGCTCAGCGTCCAGACCCTAAGGCAGAAGATTGGGCGTCTCAAAACGCGTGGTTTGGGCAAGATGAGGCTATGACTTTTGCAGCTTTTGGGATTCATAAAAAGCTTGTGGAATCAGAAGGATTTGACCCGCAGAGCGATGAGTATTATAGTGAGCTCGATAGGAGAATTCGTACAGAGTTCCCGCAGAAATTTTCGGGATCTAGCAACAGCCGTCGTCCGGCTCAAAACGTTGCTGGTGTTTCCCGCTCAACAACAAGCAGTGCCGGACGCAGACGGGTTAAACTCTCCCCTTCCCAAGTTGCAATTGCGAAGAAATTAGGGGTGCCGCTAGAAGAATACGCGAAATACGTGAAGGAGAATTAATATGTCCGAAGAATTTAAAGGTTTTGAGGGCACCAAACGCTCCTCACGCACAACAGAAGAAAGGGAGACACAAGCTAGGCGTAAGCCTTGGGCTCCCCCGTCGTCTTTAGACGCTCCGCCCCCGCCGGAAGGGTATGTTCATCGATGGATACGCGTACAAGTACGCGGCGCAGAGGATCAGTCCAACATTCACAATAAGTTTCGTGAAGGTTGGGAGTTGGTCCGCAAAGATGAATACCCCGATTTTGAATGTCCCGTTGTGGACTCCGGGAAGTATGAGGGTGTTATAGGGCATGGCGGACTTGTTTTAGCGCGCATGCCGCGTGAAACGGTTAACGAGAGGACTGCTTATTTTGCCCAGCGAAATAAGGATCAGATCGATTCTGTGGATCACGACATGTTACGCGAAAATGCACATTCGACAATGACGATCAATAATCCTGACCGTCAATCTCGTGTAACTTTTGGCGGTAACCGTAAATAACGGTCCGCTGTAAACGGAGAAAAGATCATGGCAAACTCAGAAACAGCTTTTGGTCTGCGTCCGGTAGGACTTGTAGGGAGTGCGGCAAACAGCACTGGGCTTACCCAGTACGAAATTGCTAGCGACAACACTAACGATATCTATCAGTATAGTCTTGTTGTTCCTACAGCCGATGGCGTAATTGACCATGCCGGTGACACGGCAGGCGGTACTACCGCCGCACTTGGTGTTTTGATGGGTGTAGAATACGTTGACTCAGTAACCAAGAAGCCCACCTTCTTGAACTATTGGCCCGGTTCGGGCAGTGTTGGCGTAGACACTAACTACCCTGTAAAAGCACTTGTTGCAGATAACCCTGACCAGTTGTTCGTAGTTGCGGCTGACGCTACTTTGACCAACCGAGCTACGGCTTTGGCAGCGGTATTTGCTAACGCGTCCTTGGGCACTTCTGCTCAAGGTGGTTCAACAGACACTGGACGCTCTACAGCACAGTTAAACGTTGCTTCGATTGCTACTACAGCCACTCTGCCTTTGCGCATTGTAGGTTTAGTGGATGACGATTCAAACAACGACTATGCTTCTGCGGGTGCTCACCTGTTGGTTCGTATTAACGCGCATTTTAATGCGGGTACTCGTAGCTTTGATTCGCAGACCACTGCGGATTCAACGGGTATTTAAGGAGGGTATAGATAATGGCTATTTCACGCGCACAACTAGCGAAAGAGCTAGAACCCGGCCTTAACGCCTTGTTCGGGCTTGAATACGACCGCTACGAAAACGAGCACGCAGAAATCTTTGATGAAGAGAGTTCTGATCGTGCTTTTGAAGAAGAAGTAATGTTGTC